TTGACGCAGCCGTCAACTCCGGTGTTGGTCAGGCGGCGAAGTGGCTTCAACGGGCTGTTGGGGTTAAGGACGACGGCATTATCGGTCAGGGGACGTTGGCAGCGGTGCGAGCGATGGATCAGTACAAACTTGCTGCGGTTTTCAACGGCCAGCGCCTCAAATTCATGACCGAGTTGAAGGTTTTTGATAAATATGGTAAAGGGTGGGCGCGGCGCATTGCCGAGAACCTGATTAACCTTCCATAGGAGAATCCTCCATGAATCTTAAGTTTTTTCTAGATCGTGCGCGGGAACCTTCTACTTGGCGCGGTGCCGCTATTATGGCGGGCACGATGGGCGTTGGGGTTAACCCTGAAGCCATGCAGCAAATTGGGTTGGCGGTGGGTGCTGTCATTTCGGCAATCGAGATTTTCCGCAAGGAAAAATAAATGCCCCTTACTAAGCTAGTATTCAAGCCGGGGGTAAACCGAGACCAAACCAACTACGCTGGCGAAGGTGGTTGGTGGGAGTCCAACAAGATTCGGTTTCTCTCTGGCTTCCCTCAAAAACTAGGAGGCTGGGTAAAAGCCTCGGTCACTTCGTATCTGGGCGTCTGCCGTTCGCTGTTTAACTGGATTCCAGCAGCGGGATATAACTTCCTTGCGCTTGGTACTAGCTCCAAAATTTATGTCGAAAGCGGCGGGACACTGCACGACATCACCCCGCTCCGCGCTACTTATACCGGCGCATCGGCTCCTCAAGACACCGACAACTGTTTCACTACGGTATCGGGGTCTACTACTGTCACGGTTACCATTAATTCACATGGTGCAGTAGATGGGGACTATGTGGTTTTTTCTGGGGCTGCGGCGGTTGGTGGCGTGCCCGCTACCAGTCTTAACGACGTTCAGTTTCTCGTTTCTAACGTCACCGCCAACACGTTTACCATCACGGTAGACACCGCAGCAACTTCTGCGGCTACTGGCGGTGGAACGAGCATTACGGCGTTTTTCTACATTCCTTCGGGGTTTTCTACCGCCGCTTTCGGTGTAGGTTGGGGCGCTCCTCCGTGGAGTGGGTCTGGGACAACACCAACGACTGGCTGGGGTATCGCTTCGGCAACTGCTGTTTCTGTACCTATCCGCCTTGTTTATTTTGCGACTAGATACGACGCCACTACAGATAACACAGATCTGCTTTTCAACATTCGCAACGGCAGTATTTACTACTGGACTGCGGACACTTCGTTCAATGTAGCTCCTGCCACAACCCCTACTAATGCGGTTTTATTGAGTAGCATAGTCGGAGCAAATTCTGTCCCTGATCAAGTAGGGCAGATTCTATACGATCCTCAGAGCGGAATTTTGATGGCGTTTGGTGCTACTACCTATGGCGGTAGTTCTACATTCTATGATCCACTTTTGGTTCGTTGGGCTAGCCAAAACGATTATCTTGACTGGGATCCCGCGTCTTCTGAGTTATCCACCGCCGGATTCTTAAAATTACAGACGGGTTCCAATATTTTGCGGGCCGTCCCAAACTTAGATGAAACGTTGGTGTTTACGGAGCGGTCTATTTCTTCTGTGAAATTTATTGGTGGCACAGATGTGTTCAACCAAACTTTGATTTCATCTTCAATTTCACTTATTGGCCCCAACGCCGTTATTTCCAAAAACAACGTGCTGTACTGGATGGGGACGGATAAGTTTTTTTCATACAACGGTCGTGTGGAACCCATCCAATGCACCCTACGCCAACATGTGTTTGAGAATATAAATTGGGCACAGTCTGAGCAGTTTTTTGCCGCGTCAAACGAACGGTTTTTTGAAATTTGGTGGTTCTATTGTTCTGCCAACTCCGACACCATCGATAAGTACGTTATTTACAACTACGCTGAAGGGCCGCAAGGTATTTGGTATTACGGTGATTGCACCAATGGGTTAACTCGCACGGCGTGGTCTGACTCTCCGTTGCGGCAATACCCGCAGGGGGCAAGCGGGGATGATAGCTATCTGTACAACCATGAGTACGGTATGGACGCCGGGGAACTCCCGATGACCTCTTACATCATCTCTAACAACTTTGATCTTGAGCCAGATGGCGATAAGTTTATGTTGGTGCGCCGACTTATCCCTGATGTGTCGTTCATAGGATCTAACACAGCTTCAGGGGTTAGCCCTACTGTGGATTTCACGTTGTATCCGCGTAATTTTCCGGGGTCTGCGTACATGACGACCAATGCGGAAGGACAGGATTTTTCTCGATCTGTAACGCAGAGTGCGGGATCAACAGTGACTGTAGAGCAGTACACAAACCAAGTATTTGTTCGTGCCCGTGCCCGTCAGATGGGTGTCTCTATTGAGTCTTCCGGGGTGCTGGGAGTTAACTGGCAGTTGGGCGCCCCACGCCTTGATATGCGTGAAGACGGTAAGAGGGGGTAATTGTGGCGTTTGATCAATTCAAATCGACCCGTCTACCTTCGGCCCCCAAAGAGTACGACCCCGTATTCTTCAATCGGTACTCCCGGTCGCTGGATGTCTTCTTTGCAATTTTGGATTCCAAAGCCGGGATGAACACGAGCAGCATGTCTGCCGACAGATTTGTCACACCGTTTGCCGCCCTTCCGGTAGCCAACGGGGCAAACAATGATCTTAAGATTCCATTAAACACGTTCTTTAGGATTTCCTCCCCTACTGGGGCGTTCTCCATTACGGGGGTTTTGACCGGGGATTCGTTGTATGATTCAACCCCCGCTTTGGTCTATGCCGCGTTGGATGGGCAGCAAGTGACGCTGTTTAATTCCACCACCTATGCCATGACCATTGCAAATCAAAGCGCCAGCAGCGATGCGCCAAACCGCATTATTACGAATACCGGAGCCGACATCGTTACGACAGGCTCGGGGGCGGTGACGCTTATTTATTCACGGGCAGATGCACGCTGGGTCGTCATCTCTGCACAGCTTTAAGTAGGAGTTTGGCATGGCGACTAAAACCTCCGCACCTGTCTTTCGTGGGTACGACAACCTTGAATATTTGATAAATAACGTCAAGCCCAACAGTGGTACGTTTTGGATGAGTGACCCCCGTACTGGAGGCGTTAATCCGGTATTTCAACAGCAGTTAAACCAGCAGAAAGCCGCAGCGGCTAGCTATGTCCCTAAAAAAGGAGATATGCGGTATGGCTTTGTCAAATTCGGGCAAGGCATGGATCCCGAAAAAGACAACCGTAGCTGGCAAGAAAAATTCTCCAACACTAAAGGTGCCGGCCTTTGGGCAATGGGCATCAATCCCGACGATCCACAAGCCGAAGCCAAAGCGCAGGCAATGCTCAAGCGCATCCTCGACAACCCGAAGTATTCGACGGGGGTTTGGGGTAACAAACAATGGGGGCGCGACGACGCCAAAATGCCCGGTGTGCGGCAGCTTATGGCCCAGAACCCCAACATCCCCGCTACAGAACTTCTTGATTACGCCAAACGTGCGCCACAGGCACAGAACGCGCTTCAGCCCCGCGATATTGGAGGCATGATCGCAGACACGTTTGCAGAAATCGCCTTGACTGTTTTATCAGGCGGAAACCCTACTCTCGCGGTTATGTACGGCGCTGCCAAAGGCGGCAGCGACACCGGCTCTTGGCTTGGCGCTGGGTTAGGTGGGTTAGGTGGGTACACCACTGGACTAGGCACCGCCAATATTATGCAGGGTATTTCCGCTGCGGGCGGGCCTCTTAATTACGTCAGTCAAATTCCAAGTAACATCGCAACTTCAATAAAAGATTTTGGTACTAATGTTACCGATTTTGTTACGCATCCTATTGACTATACAACTAAAGCTGTTTCTGACGCTGTTAGTGGGGTTAAAGATAAAATTACAAACATTGGGGACACTGTTTCCGACGCATGGCGAGATCGAGGGCTGTACCCCGGTCAAAGTTTTGAAACGTATAACCCTGATAATTTTTTAGGGTCAACTGCGGAAAATACACTATTTACAAAAGTTCCCGGTACAAATTTACTCCAATACAAAGACCCCGTTACTGGAATTTTAACGCTTAGCTCTGATGTACCGAGAGGAGTTGCGTCGTCTGTTGGAACTGCGGTAAACAAAATCCCGACAATAGACGTATCTGCTTCTCGCGTTCCCGGCGTTTTTGGCCCCGGCACAGTAGGTTCTGCTGTAACCGCTTTGGGGGGTAGTGGGGCGTTCAACAATACTACGGGAAAATGGGACTCGCTTGTTTCTGACGGTAAATCAGGACTTACTTCGCTTTCCCCCAACAGCCCTAATTTTGTCGGCCCTCGTAAACCTACTACACCGACTAAGGCCACCACACCAACAAAAATTGTTACACCGACTGGAATTCTTACAGGGTCGGTAGCTTCGGAGCTGCTATCTAAACTGGATCCAA